ATGAAAAACAAAGATTTGAGAGATGCATTCAGGATAGAAAACGTTAAGCAGTGGGAGGTAGCTGAGGCAATTGGTATTTCAGAAATGACTTTTGTAAAATGGCTAAGAAAAGAATTACCAGAAGAAAAGAAAGCACTTGTTAGAGAAGCCATCAAAAAAGTCATAGAGAGCAGATAGTCATAAATTTTTAAAACCTACAACTAAATAGCAGGACGTTAAGGTGAACGGCAAAATACGTGAAACCCAATCAGTAGAATTCTGGTGAAGCCGATGCAATATTATTTGAAGAAATTAATGTTACTTTATTTGAAGAAATTAAACGGAGGAGTTGAAGCACATGTCAGGAAACGCAAGCAGAAAGCATAAGCAATATATGTTAATGCTAAAACGCAGAAAGCTATTTGGAAATATCTCACCAAGAGATGAATTCGGAAAATTAGATCTCGTCCTCTATGGTGCATCACAGGGAAGAATCATAACAAGCAAAAGCACGTATGACCAAGGCAGGATGATTGTAAAAACTAAGAAAAGAAATTTGAAAGCAGTTTAAATAGAAGACATATTTGTTTAAAGATAAAAGGATTTTTTATAGAAAGGGTGTGAGAAATTGAATCAACGAGCGGAACTTGCAGTGAGCTACGGTAAAAAGAATTTTAGAGTTGTACCATTGCATGGCATTAACCAAAAGGGCTATTGTACTTGCAGCAGAGGAGTTAAATGTACCAATAGTGGCAAGCACCCTATACTTTCTAGATGGGAAGCTAAAGCAACAACAAATGAAGATAAAATATTAACCGAGTTTAATAACTATCCTTATGCTAATATCGGATTTGCAACAGGAAACGGGATATTTGCTTTGGACATTGATAAACGTCATGGCGGATATGAAAGCTTAAAAGAACATGGAGAACTAAAGGAAACTGTAAGTGCAAAAACTGGAGGTGGAGGAAGCCATCATTATTACAAGATTCCAGAAGGTATTAAGATACCAAATAAAGTAGCAATATTACCTGGAGTAGATATCCGCTCAGATGGTGGATTAGTTGTTGCACCGGGAAGCATACATATAAGCGGGGCACAGTATGAATGGATGCCGGGTTGCTCTCCTTTTGAAATGGAAATAGCCGAGCCTGATGGTTGGCTTATTGATTTAATTATCAATGAAAACAAGACTAAAGGAACAGCTAATGAAATACAAGAAAGTATAGAAGAAGGTTCAAGAAATGTTGTTATGACTAGCATTGCAGGTACGCTAAGAAGAAGGGGATTAAGCTTTGAAGCAATATTGGCTGCACTAAGTGTTGAAAATGAAAACCGCTGTAATCCTCCGCTCGAATACCAAGAACTTCAAAATATAGCCAAAAGCATAAGCAGATATAAGCCGGAAGATCCGATTACAGTGGATACTTGGAATGAGGAAGGTAAGAAAAGCCTACATAATACAATATTAGAGCTTGATGATTATTCAAAGGTTTATGAAACGGAAATATTATCCCAGCTTACTCTTGCAAAGAAAAACGACCCAGTTACATATGCCGCTATTAAAGCAAAGTTAAAGGGCAAGGTTAACTTAAATGACCTTGAAAGAGCCATTAAGCATCAGGACAAAGCAATGAAAAACAATAATACAGAGTTTGGACAAGCTCTTGAGCTAGATGGTCTTGAATTAGAAGGGATTGAGTTACATAATTATGTAGTTCCAAAGGGTTGGCAGATAAGCCAAGTGAATGGAATAACACATCATATATATAACGGAGATGGAAGTGAGCGTGAAGTTACGGTAAGCTTTGTCCCAATAATTATCAGCAGACGCTTTCGTAATTTGGACACAGGCTTTGAAAAGGTGGAGCTTTCTTTTAACCGTGATGGAAAATGGAAAAAAGTATTATCACCCCGTTCGGTAGTATTTAACCGAAACAGCATATTAAGGCTTGCCGATAATGGATTTCCCGTTACCTCAAATAATGCAGGGGACTTGATTGCTTATCTGGCAGATTTTGAGCAGGCTAATGATACAAACATCCCAGTTGTTAATTCAGTTTCTAGATTGGGCTGGATAAGAAGCGGAGAATTCTTTCCAATCAGTAAGAATGAAAACTTGGAGTTTGAAACAGATAGCAAGGAAGCATCAGCTATTATGACCGGATTAACAGCTTCAGGAGATGAAAATAAATGGCTTAGTGTTGCTAGGGTAGCAAGAAAAAATTCTATTGCTAGGTTTTTGATTGCAGCCAGCTTTGCATCTGTACTTTTAGAACCACTTCGAAAGCGTGTGTTTTTCATTCATTTATGGCATAACAGCAGAAGTGGTAAAACTGCTACACTAAAACTTGCTATAGCAGCGTGGGGCAATCCTCATACATTAATTGGTTCATTCAATAGTACAATTGTTGGACTGGAAAGAAGAGCAGCAGCTCTTAGAAATCTGCCCTTTGCAATTGATGAATTGCAGGTGCTAAACACTAAGAAAATGACAGCAGACAGCATTATCTATATGCTATCTCAGGGGCAGGGAAGAACCAGAGGTAGCAGAGATGGAGGCTTGCAGGACACACTGAATTGGAGAAATATTATTCTTACCACTGGAGAAGAAGCAATGCTTGGAAGCAGTATGCAGGATGGAGCAAACTCCAGAACTCTTGAACTATATGCAAAGCCTGTAGAAGATATTGTGTTGGCATCAAAAATGCATGAGGTTTCAGAACAGAATTATGGACATGCAGGGAAGGTATTTATTGAAAGGCTATGTGGAGAATTAAGCCTAAAGCCATCATATCTCAATGAAATATATGAATTAATAAAAGGCAAGCTTAAAGAAAAGCATCTGGAAAGTATTCACCTTGATGAGGTTGCAGTAGTTTGCCTTGGCGACTTTCTATCCTCTATGTATGTATTTGGTGAAGATGAAGCTACTGCGATGAATGATGCTATAGAAGCTGCACTTTTCGTACTTGAAAACAATCGTCAGCTTACGCAAGCAGATAATATTGAAAGGGCATGGGAGATGTTTTCAGGATGGCTGATTGCCAATAGTACGAGATTTGGTATTGATGCTCCGACACCACAATATGGTAGGCTTGATGAAAAGGGAAACTATTTGGTTATTCCGTCTTATGCTCATAAAGCATTGGAGGATGCAGGATTCTCACCCAAGAAGGTATTCCGAGGGTTTGCAGAGAGAGGATATATAGAAAGCCAAGTTGACTCAGATGGTGTGAAACGATTCCAGCTTGGAAGAAACATCATGGGAAAGACATGTCGGGTATATGTGGTTAAAGTACCAGAGCACAACGACGAAACTATCGAGCCGTTATTATTCAAATAAACATTCTATATAAGAAAGAACAACAATCATATACATAAATTTTAGTGAAAAATAAGTATCAGAAATTATAAAAAAATAAATAACGAGGAGAGAACAAAATGAATACATATAGAAATATTATAGACATTGATACAGAAGACTTAAATCATCCAAATTGTTATAAAAATATGGGACTTCAAGAAAAACAAAACCTTGATGAATGGATTAAGTCAAAATTTGAACCTTCAAAAAGAATCTATCGGAACAGAAGCAGCTATGGTTTAAAGCATGACTTTGATAGAGACACTGGTATTTACGTGACTAATGGAGAATTTAAAGGTGCTATGCTTGCAGCAGGTTTTGCTCCTGCAAATGAAAAAGAGCTAAACTGGCATTTTAAGATAAAAGAGAAGGAGCCAGATAGTTTCTATGGATGGTGTATCAAGCGATATAAACACAGAGATTCTCCACTTGGAGATTTAGCAAGAGACATGGAGGATGATCGCAGATTTCCAAAAGCATCAACTGATAAAAAAGAGATAGAAGCATATATGATAGATAGACATGGATGCTATGGAGCATTAAAAGCATTTGAGAAAGCTTGGAGGTATTATGAGAATTTTAAAATTACAGATGGCAAATCGATATAAACCATTAAAAATGAAAACTAAACTAAAGTAGTATAGTTTAAATCCATTAGGACTTCAAATATGAGGTTCTTTTTTAATCCTCATTATAAGGATAACAACCAAAAAAGTAATAAACGGTATAGCCGTTTAAATAAAAAAAGTGGAGGAATTTATATGAATCAAATTATGGAATTACGTGAAAAACGCAACAAAGCATGGGAAGCAGCAAAGGGATTTCTCGACAGTAAGCAGAGTGAAGATGGAATAGTATCAGCAGAGGACACTGCAACCTATGAGAAGATGGAGATGGAAGTAGTGAGTCTTGGAAATGAAATTAAGAGACTTGAGCGACAGTGTAAACTAGATGCGGAACTGTCAAAGCCAACTAGTAATTATGCGTTCAACAAGCCTAATCAAACACATGCAAGGCAAAACAGAGCATCAGATAACTACAAAAAAGCCTTCTGGAATATGATGCGAGGAAAGCTGAACAGTGAGGTTCAAAACACACTTACAATAGGAACAGATACGCAGGGTGGCTATCTTGTACCCGATGAGTTCGAAAACACATTGCTTCAGGCATTGGAGGAAGAAAATGTATTCAGACGTATTGCAAGTGTTATTAAGACATCAAGCGGAGATATGAGAATACCTATGATAGCTGCACATGGCACAGCTTCTTGGGCAGATGAGGGTGCTGCCATCACAGAATCAGATGAAGCGTTTAGTAAAATATATATCGGTGCTCACAAGCTTGCGACTATGTTAAAGGTAAGTGAGGAGTTACTAGGCGATTCTGGATTTGATATACCAAAATATATTGCAGGAGAGTTTGCAAGAAGAATTGGTAAGGCGGAAGAAGCTGCTTTTATATCTGGTGATGGAAACTCTAAGCCAAGCGGAATTCTCATCGAAACAGGTGGTGCGGAGATTGGTGTGACAGCAGCAAGTGCGACAACAATCACAGCGGATGAGATTATAGACTTATACTATAGTTTAAGATTACCCTACCGAAAAAATGCAGTATTCATAATGAATGATGCAACCGTAAAGGCAATCAGAAAGCTCAAGGATGGAAGCGGTGAATATATTTGGCATCCATCACTGGCGGCAGGTCAGCCAGATACAATTTTAGGTAGACCTGTAGAAACAACTGAATTCATGCCACAAATTGCTTCCGCCTCAAAGGTTATTGCCTTTGGAGATTTCAGCTATTATTGGGTGGCGGATAGGCAGGCAAAAAGCTTCCAAAGATTAAATGAGCTATTTGCAAGAAATGGGCAGGTTGGGTTCAAGGCATTTGAGCGTGTAGATGGAAAACTAATGTTACCTGAAGCAATTAAAGTGCTTAAAATGAAACAGTAAACCTAAGACGCTTACATATGTTAACTATAAAAGGCTCCTTGTAGAAATAAGCCATCTACAGGGAGCTATATTTTTTCTATAACGATAGCCTTTGCCTAAAGGGTAAATTAACTTGACTTCTATTAAATGTAGAGACATATATGTAATAACAAAAAAACGATATTACAGGAGGTCACTATGGACAGAAAGCAGATAATTAAAGCCTTGGAAGAACACGCAGGAGTAAAGGCAAAATATATGGGAGTTCCAAGCTTTGCATATCAAATATTAATAGAAGGAAGGTTCTACATAATTGATAGACTTGGAAAGATTACATTAGATGATGTAGAGGTTCAGCTTGATGCACTGATTAATGGAACAAATGAAGAAAAAGAAGTAGTAGTACAAGAGCTATCACAAGTACAAGCACGAGAGCAAGCACAAGAGCAAGCACCAGAGCAAGCACAAGGACAAGCACAAAAGCAAGCACAAGAGAAAGTGCAAGAACTAGCACAAAAACGAGCGCAGGATAACGAAGCCCTTGACTTTGAAATCACAATTCCGTTGAATGGGCATACGGGTGCAACTCTAAGAAATATGCTTAACATGCTTTACAGCAAACAACCTGTTATAAAGAAGGCATTTGAAATTGAAGCTGATATTTTACAAGCTGATTTTATTGCGGACTTAAACAAAGCCAGCATACAGACAATTGATGAATTCAAGAATGAAATAGCCGAAAAACAGCAATCTGGTTTCAATGGAATTGAATTTGATTTTACTAACAATACTATAACCTTCAAGTTTTTTAGACATCTACAGGAGCCAGATAGACTTGAAGCATATACACATTTTGCTTCACTTCTCAGCCAAAGTGCAAGGAGCTTAAAACATGCATCACCGAAGCCTACAACTACAGATAATTTCAAATTTACGATGAGAGTTTGGTTAATTAGGCTTGGCTTTGTAGGAAATCAATACAAAAGGGCAAGAAAACTGCTTCTTCAAAATTTGGAGGGTAATTCGGCATATAGAAAATTAGAAAGATTATCAGAAAATAATGAAGTGATGATTATAAATGCAGAACCAAACGATATAAAGTAACTAAAAACTGCTGTAAAATGCACAAAAAACCGCTGTGTTATTTGTTGATAATATGCTCTTAATTAACTGGATATAAGGCTCTTTCAGAGCTAATATATACACTAACAAAAGGAAAATATTTACTTTAAAAGGAGCAAACTACGATGAAAACACAGAGATTCGGAATTGAAATTGAAATAACAGGGATAACAAGGGCAAAGGCGGCTCAGATTGCAGTAGAATTTTTCGGAGTGGGAGCAAGGCTTGAACACAAAGGTGGCACTTACGATGAGTACAGAGTTATAACACAAGACGGCAGGAGTTGGAAATTTGTAAGCGATGCGAGCATTCTGCCTCACAAAAAAGAATACGGTCGGATTGTTACAGCGGATCGGGATTACAGCGTGGAGCTAGTAAGCCCGATTTTAACCTACGAGGACATTGAAACACTTCAAGAGCTGGTAAGACAGCTAAGACACGCAGGAGCACTTAGCGACAGCAAATACCAATGCGGAATACACATTCACGTAGATGCAAAAAAACACACGCCGCTAAGCTTGAAAAACCTAATCAACCTCATGGCAAGCAAGGAGGATTTACTATATAAAAGCTTAGAGATAGACCCTGCAAGATTAAGGTACTGCAAAAAGGTAAACGAAAACCTAATAACAACGATAAACAAGAAAAAGCCTAAGACCTTGGAAGCTTTGGCAGACATTTGGTACTCAGGTTTTGGTCAGGAAAACAGAAGCAGACATTATCACAATAGCAGATACCATGGGCTTAACCTTCACAGCGTTTTTGATAAGGGAACGGTTGAATTCAGACTTTTTAACGGGACAACCCATGCAGGAAAGATTAAGGCATACATACAGTTCTGCCTTGCGGTAAGCCATCAGGCAATCAGCCAAAAGTCTGCAAGTGCAAGAAGAACCTATACCGATAACGAAAAGTACACCTTCCGCTGCTGGATGCTTAGGCTTGGACTTATCGGTGAGGAGTTTGAAACCTGCAGGCATCACTTCCTTGCAAGTCTTAGCGGGAACTCGGCTTGGCGTAATGCCGCATGAAGGTAAGCATTGGCTTGTGGGGGCGGACAAGGCTCTCACAGCCCCAATCAAAAACGAAGAGGAGCACTTATACTATGAAAAATGAAACTAAAATATATGGGGCTTATGGTTCAAACATGAACCTTAATCAAATGAGCCATAGATGTCCTAATGCCAAGGTTATAGGAATAGGAAAATTAAGAAGCTACAGATTGACCTTCAGAGGTATAAACAATGGTGTTGCAAATATTGAAAAAAGACAGGGAAGCACTGTCCCCATAGTTTTGTGGGAGATAACTTCGGAATGCGAGAAAGCACTTGATTTATTTGAAGCCTATCCGAAGCTTTATGTTAAAGAAGAAGTCGAAGTTACAACAAAGGATGGTACTATTAAAGCAATGGTATATGTAATGTCAAAACAATATGAACAGCTATCGGCAGAGCCATCAAGCCATTACATAAATACAATATGGCAGGGGTATCTGGACAACAAGTTACCGTTAATAAAATTGAGAGAGGCGATTGCTGAAAACAGAAATGAAACTGACACTTTGAGGTTTAAAAATAATAAATATTATGCAATGCCTTATCTTTTATCAGATATAAATAAAAAATGTAAATAGTTATAAAGAATTCTTTATAACTTGTAAGACAGGATTTTCAGAGTTAATATGTATAACATCTAAGGAAATTTAATAAGGACGCCATGTCTTCAGGGTGTTCGAGCACCCTAAAGACAATGCAGGTAATCTAGGTACCTACACCGACAGCATATGCTGCCACAGCGACTCTGTGTATATTATATCTTTTTGTACTTACATTTACAATAATACAACAGGTGCAGTGTGGGGTTATATCAATCCTGCAGTGCACCTTTTTAAGTTTCTTTCAAATAAATTTTGAGAGGAGTATACATTATGTGCGAACAATCCGAAAAAAGCTTTAAGGATGCCTTCAACAATTTTATTGGCACAAGGGCATCCGAGGATTTGGCTGAGTTGTACTTAAGTAATAATAAATATATCCAGTTGGGCTTGGATATAGAATCATGCAGTGAAGAAATTCTATCTGTTGTTCCAAAAGAGAAGCAGAAGGAGCTTGGCAGGTTACTAGACAAATATATCGGTATCAATGGTCTTATGGGAGCTTTGGTAAATGAAATTCTTTACACGCAAGGCTTAAAGGATGGGATAAAGCTTGGGTGTATCCTTGAAATAAGCAAAGGGGCATTTAAGCTATGA